GGATCGTAGTTTCTAAAATCAAATTCTAATTCACCACCTTTATATTCTGAACCATCTGTTAACTGACAAGTCATAGATAGTTTTCGAATTCTTCCGTGCTCTGGATTGTTAGGATCTTTTCGATCATATGGTTTATCCCAACTATCACAGTGCCAATCGTAATATTGATTTAACTTATATTTTGTAAATTGACAAGACTCACTTCTTTCCCAATCAAAATTCCAACCAGCCATTGCATTTGCTTTATGTACATATGGATGTAATTCTTTATATATCCAAGTATCATTAAGCCATACTAAATCAGAGTTTCTTTTTCGTTTTAAATCTTTTACTTCTTCTTTTTTTAATTTTCTATCACCATAACCACCAGTTCTAGCCATAACTTCTTTTTGTGCATTTGCATATTTAATTACTTCATCACAAAACTTTGGTGTAAGCACACCACTAAAATACCAATAGTAATTAGATATATTCATATGTAATAGTCTGAATTAAGTTCAATGCATCTTTTTGACTATTTTCTATATAATATAAATTAGTCGATGGAAACATAATAAATTTATTGTTTTCCAAAGAAATATCCCAACTTCTTCCTTTTCTTCTATTATCCTCATAAAAAATACGTACCATACAGTCTTTTACATTAACTCCATAAAGAAGTGTAAAATCTGGTGAGTTTTTTAAATTTACTGGATCTACGTCTAATAATGGTTTTGAGTTTTGGTTTGGTTTAAATATATAACCCCAAGTATTTTTATTAATTAAATTTGTTTTGTGCTCTAAAAGAAAATAATCTCTCATGTAAGTATTTAACATGTCCCATTTTTTTGAAAACGGAAATTCTTTTTTTAATAAATTACTACTTAATATATCTTCAGTTAATTTTTTTCTATCAATATCCCAACCTTTAGGCATATTGACATTACCAAAGTATAAAGCTTGTTCAGATAATGTTATTTTTTCAATCACCACAACCAATAAAAAAATTATGCCATTTCGTTAGATAAATTCCATCCTGTAGTATTATCTGCTTGATGTGCATCTTCATCCCATCTGTAAACCCAGTAATGAGTTCCTGCATCATTTTGAGATTGTTGTTCTGAAGTTAAACTAGGTTTATCAATAGGTGCTTTCCATTGAGCAGTAGTGGTATCTTTTATCCAAGATGCATATGGTTTTTTAGGCCAAAAAATTTGATCGTCTTCACTCCAAGTATAACCTATGCCCGCATAATTTCCTCTAAATGCTTTTGAGTTATCGCCAGAGTTATGTTTATTTTGTGTTGTATTGTAAGATGTTTGAATCCACATTTGTGCAGGCCAATTATTGTGTAATTCTAAATATTGTTGACCTACTGCTTCATCTTCAACACCATCAGCATTAAGCATATCTTTGTTATCAAGTGTTAATACTTGAATAACTTTACTGTTAGCTCCTAATTTTGCAAAATGTGCCATAATTATCTCCTATTATATATTATAAATTTTGTTCATTCAACTATTGGAATTTATACCTTATTATTACTATACCTGATCCACCTGCTCCACTACTTCCAGGAGTGTTTGCACCACCCCCACCACCGCCAGTGTTGGCTGTTCCATCTGCATTTCTAGCTCCACCACCACCTGGACCTGGTGAAGAACCCGATGGCGTTCCTCTTGCTCCGCCACCAGCTCTTAAAGTTCCAGTTCCATTTATTGCACTTGGTGTTCCTGATCCACCAGTACCACTTGATCCAGAACTACCAGCTCCGCCTCCTGCACCTGGATTACCTGGACTACCTGAACTACCTGGATTACCTTGAGGTGGACTGACAGGAGGTGTATTTCCTGATCCACCTGAAGCACCAGGAGCTCCGCCACCACCACCTGATCCTCCTGGTCTACCTGCTGCGTTGTTGAATACTCCACCGCCACCACCACCTGTAGATGTAATTGTTGAAAATACTGAGTCAGCTCCGTCATTAGATTGTCTAGCTCCACCTGCTCCAACTGTTATTGGAAAAGCTGTTGCTGTTATTGATATGTCTGTTGCTCCTTCTAAAGGAGATGCTGTGTAACTATCTACTGGACTTTTGTTTTCTCTGTATCCACCACCACCGCCGCCAGCACCACCATTAGAATTAGCTCCATCATCTCTTCCACCACCACCACCAGCAACTACAACATAAGAAACTATATTTTCATCAGCTACGGTACTGATTTGACTTACACAAAAAGTTCCTGGTCCTGTAAAGGAATGAATTTTAAAATCTCCAGAAGTTGTAATTGTTCCACCTGTAGCTACTATAAACTGTCTTCCTGTAACGTTCGATGTTGAATCTTGAACATTTTTCCAACCTTCAGTATCATCTACATAAACTAAAGTTACTGATTGTCCTTCTGTATTCAAAGCTATATCAGCATTTACTCCACCTATTTTTTGCGAACCGTTTGGTGATATTGTTAAATTATTTGTTTGAAAAGTGTTTGTGTAGTCAACAACAGAAACAATATTACCTGCACTACCCGCTGGTAAATTCATTGTAAATGCACCACCTGATGTATTTGCAAAATAACCTTCACCATTTGCTGCTGTGAATGTAGCAGTTTTAATTGATCCTGTCTGCCAATCAACTGTCCCCGTTCTACCAAATCCTGTCTGACTTGCACCACTTGCAAGTGATACCGTATCTCCCGATGCACCTAAAGTAATTGTAGTTCCTGATTGAGAAATTATACTTCCGCCATCAGTTGCTTTTAATGCATTTGATTTTAAATCTCCATTAACTGTTACTGGAACACCTGCTGCAACAGATACTGAATCTCCAGAATCTCCGACAGTTACTGTTCCACAGTTTGTTCTTGGACTAATTTTATTTACTTTTACTTCACTCATAATTTACCTATTGAAACCTATATCTTATTACTACTATACCTGATCCACCTGCTCCACCAGATGCTGCACATCCAGGACTACTTGCTCCACCACCGCCACCACCTTTATTGGCAACTCCTGCGGCTCCTGCACCGCCTCCACCTTGTGTACCTTGAGGCACTGCACTTGAAGCGGGTGTTCCTTTACCACCACCGCCACCACCAGCTCTTCCAACAGAAGCACCTGTAATACTATTAGTTGCACCTGTTCCTCCAGGAGCAGCATCTTCAGGTCCCTGCGGACTGGCTGTTCCTGCAACTGTGGCTCCACCTCCGCCACCACCAGATTGGTTATTACCACCATTACCTGTACCTCCATCTTTTCCTTGAGGCGGACTAACAGGAGGGCTATTTCCACTTCCACCTGGTCTAACGTCACCACTACCTGAACCACCGCCACCACCAGATCCACCACTTAAACCTATTCTATCTGGGCTAGCATTACCAGGAGATCCACCACCACCTCCGCCACCTCCAGCAGAAGTTATACCAAGTCCTGATGAAGGAGAACCACTAGATGCCCTAGTAACACCAGTGTTACCGCCAGCAGCTCCCCCACCACCTACTGTAATAGGATATCCTTGTGCTGTTACAGTTACTGAATTACCACCAACTAATGGAGAAGTTGCCCAACATCCTGATGTTGTAGTACATCTAACTTCTCTAAAACCTCCAGCTCCACCACCGCCTCCTCTTTGGCTTCCACCGCCACCACCGCCTCCAGCGATTATCATATAATCAACTTTATTAAACCCTGTGCATCCTGAACATGAGACACAAAAAGTTCCTGGTGATGTAAATGTATGAATTTTAAAATTTCCACAAGTAGTAATAGTTCCACCTGATGCTTCTATTCTTGAAGGTTTTGCATCTGAATTTGAACCATCTAAAAAAACCTGCCAACCTTCTGTTGCATTTATATATATAAATGTACCTCCAGAATTATTTTTTTCAAAAAGAAAATCACTAGCTTCTCCTCTTATATTTGATCCGTTTCTAGCAATTGTACAATTATTTGTACCAAATGTTCCTGAATAATCTTTAATAGAAACTATGTCTCTTCCGTTTGGACTAGCTGGAAGTGTAACTGTTACTGCTCCACTTGATGTATCAATAAAATATCCTCTACCTCTACTAGCAGTGAAACCTCCCGTTTGTGGAGCCGTGCTCCAATTAACAGTTCCTATTCCTCTAAGTTCACTATTAGCTGCACCAATTGTTAAAATAGCACCACATTTATTTAAATAAGTATCTCCACTTGTATCTTTAATTGTGTCTGCTTTATAAACCTCAGCAGTTACAGTATGAGTTGAACCACATCTAGAAATTACTGGGTTATCGTCTTGATCTGTTATATTATCTACTTTTATTTTACTTGCCATAATTATTGAAATTTATACCTTATTATTACTATTCCGCTACCCCCAGATGCACCAACAAATCCTCCTCCATTACCACCACCTCCGCCACCTGTGTTGGCTGTACCATCTGTCATACCTGAATTTCCATTATTATTACCACCATTACCACCTCCTCCAGCTCCGCCAGAACCACCTGTTCCACCTGAGTCAGCTCCACCTCCGCCACCTCCAGCGTAAGTAGTATCTGATCCTGATATGGTTAATGGAGAACCTGCACCGCCTGCTCCTCCAGGTGCTTGAGGACCGCAAACATTTCCACCAGCAGCAGAATGACCTCCACCGCCTGTTCCACCAATAAGACCAGGAGGAGTAACTGTTCCACCAGGGTTTCCTTGTGGGGGACTTACAGGTGGTGTATTACCTGCACCGCCTGGTTGTACTCCAGGACCACCTCCTCCGCCACCAGCTCCGCCACCAGAACCACCTGCGCTTCCTAATTTTCCTACAGGATGGTTATCGTCACTACCACCACCACCTCCTCCTGCAGAAGTCTTACATGAAAAAATTGAATTACTTCCTGAAACACCTGGTATTGAAGGGCTTGTACCACCAGTACCACCTGCTCCTATTGTAATTGGATATCCTTGTGCCGAAACAGGTAAACCACCTGTTCCTGGATTTGGAAAAGAAAAACGCATGCCACCAGCACCGCCTCCTCCACCATTACCACCACCATAACCACCGCCAGCACCACCAGCTACTACCATATAATCTACTGTTGTAGAACCTAAAGGATTTCCTACAGAACAAACAGTAAAAGTTCCAGGGCCTGTAAAAGTATGAATTCTGTCATCCCCACATGTTGTTATAGTTCCACCTGTTGCTGAAATAAAGGTTGGTTCTGGTTCTTTATCTGCTTCTCTTCCTGTGTCAGTAACGATCCAACCTTTTGTAGAATCTACAAAAATTAATGTCATAGCAATACCATTTCTTTGAATTACTAAATCTGAAGCATCTCCTTGAATATTAGAACCATTTCTTGCAATAGTTATGGAGTTTGTTCCTGATGTTTGTGCGTAATCAGAAACAGCAACAATGTCTCCTGCAGTTGGTGAACTTGGTAGCGTTACCGTTCGTGAAGCTGCTGATGAATCAACGAAATAACCTCTTCCAGCTACAGCTCCAAAATCTCCAGCTTGTGCAGTTGTTTCCCATTTAACAGCACCTATACCACCAGAAAATGCTGCACCTGTACCTAATTTTACGTTGTCGTTGTTAGCACCTAGTGTTAAGGTAGTTCCGCATTGTGGTTCGACTGCATTAACTTCTATCTTACTCATATTATAATTAAATTACCTGTTACCGTTATTGTTCCTGTTACTGTTACTGGTCCCGCTAATACACCTGAGTCCATTGTTTGTACTTCATCTAAAGTAGATGCATGAGTTACAACATAACCTGTAGCTTCCATTACTGGTGACATTGCTTTTTTAGCAGGTATCGTACAAAATACTTCTTTATCACCTGAACCAAAATCAATTTTAGCTGTAGTACCTAAATTATTACTTATGACTGTGTCTCTAGATAGAGTATCTGGAGTTGCATCGGTAACGGTTCCAATACCAACTTCAAATTTATCTGTACCTGTTTCTGAAATACAGTAATAAGTAGTATTAGTCGTACCAACTCCAGCTACAAATGTAATGAAGTCTTGTGAAGCACCAGCTAGGTTAATTGTTCCCGTACCTGAAGTGGTGCTTGATTCTTTAACTCTATCATTAATGACAAGAGCCATGCACCCTCCTTAACTAATTCTTAATATTGCAGATGTCGAATTAAAATCTGGAAACTGAATTGTAAAAGTTCCAGCTGTCGCTGTTTTATCTCCACCAAAATCTAACACTGCTACAGCTTTGTCTGATTCAGTTGAATTATAAATCAAAGCTCCTCTAGCTGTTAATGTTACACCTGTAAAAGATAAATCAGCAAAATCAACTATCGCAACTCCTGTGTCAAGTGAAGTTTGTTGTGATGTTAGTGTACCACCTCCTTGAGCATATTGACCAGTATTTGCAACTTGACCTCCTGTACTATCTCCTGGATATGCAGTTGTTGCTGCTGATAAATTTGCTGTACTTTCGTATAATGCTAATTTAAATGTGTCTCCACCATTTTCTAAATCGTGAATTCCTTCAAGTATTTCTTTTTTGAATGAATTTGCTACTGCTTGTGCTATTGCCATTTTTAAACTCCTTTATAAAATTTTATGGTGATGGTGAAGGAACCTTAACTCTAGGAACCCCATCATCGTATTCAGCTCTACGTCTTCTTCCCATTTGTTGAAGAGCAAAAGCTTCTATAGCACTATCATACCTTGTTTGATACAGTTTGTACATATCCATAGGGCCTTTAAGATATGAAAAAGCCTCAACCATTACTCCATATAGCAACATTGCTTCTTGATAAGTAGAGATATAAGTTGTAGTTGTGCTATCAAAATGTGGCGGATTTATAATATAATTTAATTGTACTGCATATGCTTGATCAGGAGTTGGAGCCACGACTAAATTATTTTCATCCCAATTTGCATAATATTTTGGTGATCCTGTACTACCAGATGAATTAAATTCAGTTATAAAACTTGTATCTCTTTTTTCCATAAAAGTTCTTGTTCCAGTTTGATCTGTAGTAGAAAAAACTTGTAAAGAACGAACTATTAAAAAATCTGCAGGCATAACTAAATATCTTTTGTTTGCGTTAAAAGATGAAGTAGCATATTTTCTTAAATCGTCATAATCGACTTTTCCTGCTATATCTAATTCAGTATTTCTTATAAATTGATCTATTAAAGTATCGCTTAAAACATTTGCATCTACTTCAGTAAAACTTCTTACCTGTGTTAAAAAATTTGAATGAGTTATCGCCATTATGATATTCCTATTGTTACATAGCCTAAATTTATAGTAGCTTCTCTATTTCTATTTTCAGCAGAACCATCAAGTGGTTTCATACCACTTGATTGAAAAGCAAAATCACCAGGTAAAGTTAAATCAACAGTGGCTTTTCCACCCCCTCCTGAATTTATAGTAAAAGTTTGAGGTCTTGCGTTTTTTAAACCTTGTGCATCAGCACCAGGATTTCTAGGATTTAATTGTGGATGTTTAGGTTCAAATTCAGATATATGCACAAATGCACCTGTCCATTCTTTTACCATTTCTTTATATGGAAATGCTTGTCCAGATCTATCTGAAATAGCTTGAGCGTATCTTCCTGTTGCTTGTTTACCCATTAAACTCCATCTCCATAAAATGTTTGTGGTGAAATATAAACTGAAGCTCTTTGACCGTCCTCATTTAGAGCTCTTTGTAATTCATCTTCATATACTAATCTTAAACTAGAAGTTGCTTGTGGATTTTTTAAAAAAGAAATGTAATAGGCAAGTCCAGAAATCATACAAGGTATAAATCTATAAGCAACATCTGCTTGATTTGTGTAAGCACCTGCATCTTCAATTCTATTAATAGTATAATATTTTAAATGA